GGAAAGCTGAGATTTCACCACTGCGAACGCCCCAGCCAAAGTTGCAACAAGGCTGATAAACTGTACTAACTCACGGGTTCCTAGTTCCATAGTTTAGCCCCGGCCCGGTTGGCCCACACGATTGCTCCAGCGATGACCACTGCCGAAATGACGGCTATCATTTTTAAAGCCTCCACTGCCACATGGGTTGCTTTATCCCAAAATGCCATATCGGCTTCCTGCGCCTTTTTCTTTTTTGCTGCCTTGGCTGCAATCCGCTTCGCTCGCTCTTCAGTTATGCTTTCCCACGTCCCGTCGCCCCACTTGCGATTGATCTCTTGTTGCAGGGATTTGAGAGCAGCCTCTTGCTGTTTGGCTTCGAGCACGTCATTCGCGACAGATGAGATTGATGTCTCGTCGTCGTAGTTTTCATCGCCAGAGCGCATACGTAGCACTTGCTGCATCCGGGTCTTTGGTTTCTTCTTTTTTTGGGGCTTGGCTTCCTGCGCCGACAACAAATGGTCAATGCCATGCATCGCATCCTTGAGGTCCACAGCGCTCTCAACCAGCTTCTTAGCTCCAGCAAGTGCCAGCCCTATCGTCACCGGGTCCATTGTCAGTCAGGCTCTGTAGGCCAAGTAATGTTATCTACGTCAGACTGGCTTGGCACGTCGCGCAAGGCTTGGCGATATGTTGCCCATGCGGCTGTGTCACCGGGAGCGTCTGCTACTTGTGTGTAGTCGGATGCAGCAAGAAGCTGGTCTCGTTCTGCTCTGATATCATCCCATTTCTTAACAGAATTATACGTAACTTGCGCTGCTTGTATGTCAGATACGCTCGCATCTTCACCGGGCGAACCAGATGTAAACTCAACTTCGGTGCTGCCATCTTTTACAATACAAGAGCCAATGAAATTAGGGTAAGCGTTCAAGATAGCTTGAGCGTCGATAGCTCCCGGCACGATTATCTTAGTCATACCCCTACCTCCATCATATATACTTGGTCTTTTAATAGATCGCCATAATCATTCCCGCCGCTGCCATTAATCAACCAAGCGTTGCTTGATGTGGCACCAGTCCTAATCGAGTATGTGACGCTACCTGCCGTGGCTGGCGCGTCTAGGATTGAGAAACTTATGCACTTAAACCTCCCTGCGGCGTTATAAATCTCGCCAACTGTTACACCAATACAAGTTGACCCTCTGAAGACTGCTATTGCGTGATCGTAACCATAGCTTGCCGTCATATTAATTTGAAATGATCCCTGTATAATTACCTTAGACGATGTGCTTGCAAGCGTAATAGCCTGAGTTCCAATTTGTGTGCCTTCGGATATGGTTGGAGCCGTATCGTCTGAGGGGATTGTTGTTGTTCCCGATGCCGCTGGGACAGCTACTTTAATGGTTTGGAGCAACCCACCACCTGCCGCTGCGCTAGTCCAAGCACTACCGTTACTTGTCAGCACATTGCCTGATGTACCCGGTGCAACATAAGCATTAAACGTACTTGTTAAAGCAGTGCCTCCTAGCTTTGACCCCGCTTCCAAGTTGACAACGCCGGACCCCTTGCCCGTCAATGTCAGGTCCGTATTTGTACCACTCGCTGCCTCAATAGCATCGGCTTTGATTATTGATGTCATGATGGCTCCTCCGGGAATACGACGTTATCAGGATCAGACTGGCTTGGTACATCTCTCAAGGCTTGGCGATATGTCGTCCAAGCGTCACTCATCGTAACGTCGCTGTTTGCCATCCAATCACATGCAGCAAGTAGTGCGTCTCGTTGTGCTCTGATCCTAGCCCACTTGCGAGCAGGTTCTGCCGCCTCGTATTCAGCATCCTTAGCGTCATAGATAGCAGCCTTAGTTGCGTCCATTTCAACAACAACAGGCTCTTGGCCTTTGACTAGAATTACTTCTGAACGTGCCATGTTAAGACCCCCATATCTGAATTGTTCCTGAGAAGTTACTTGTATCCAGACCAAAGCGAATACCTGTTACAGCACCAGTCCCACCTCTGTATTGGCCAACCGTAATATCTCCATATAGGTTTGTATCATCTCGAAAACCTTTACAGAATAATGTCTTGTAATCGTCTGTCTGGTCTGGTCGGGGCAACTGCATATAGCAAACTGAACCTGTGCCTCGCATTAGAGTAGCAATGCCAGAAGTATCACTATTAGAGCCGCTAGCACCAGACGTTGCGCCACCAAACATCCACCTACCCCAACCGTAGTTAGTCGAAACAAACGCACCACCAACCTTAACTTCCCATTGGAGTTCAACCTCACCAGCAGCACCAACGCCCGTCGTTAAATCAAACGCATGAATTTCAATCAGGTTGTGGCTTCCGAAGTAGCCATCTAAGGTAACAAGTGTTTGGCTAGTGAATGATGTTTCAACTAGGAGTTCTCTACCAGCAGCAGCAGGGGTTGCACTTGTCCATGCAGAACCATTAGAGGTAAGCAAGTTTCCTGATGTTCCCGGTGCAACATACGGATTAAACGAACTCGTCATCGCAGTGCCACCAATCGTAGCATCGCTTGGAAGCGCCACTTTACCACTGCCGTTGTTTGACAGCGTGAGCGTACCGTCAGTTGTCTTAGCTTGAAGCGTGTCAGCTTTTAAGGTGCTCATGATGGCTCCTCTGGGAATGTAATGTTGTCAGGGTTAGACTGTGTGCTTGGAAGATTGCGAAGGGCTTCTCTGTAATTTGTCCAAGCATCACTCATCGTTGGTGCATCTGGCATGGCTCGCCAATCTGTAGAAGACAACAGTGCGTCTCGTTCTGCTCTGATCCTAGCCCACTTAAATTGAGGTTGATCGTTAGCTGCAACTTTTGCGTCCAACTCTACCTGACGTTCAGGAGTAATTTCGACGCGCTCACCATTAATTAATTCTGTAGCCATCATAGCCTCCTAAGCATTCTTGTGTTTCTTGAGTGAGAAGAAACCACTAACAAATGTTCCTGCTGTGGTCAGGCCAAATTGTATAGCTGTAATCGTTGAGACACTGGTATCACCTCCAGCAAAGTTGCCACCCCAGCAACCATAGTTGTCTTCACCGACGCCAGCGTAAGCACCGAAAATACGGGAGCGGTTATCGCCAACAGCCGGAATAAAGAAAAGGCTACCCTGCAATCCCTCGCCAGTGTCAGTGCCTAGCTTGTTTGTAGACGCTAATTCTGCAACGTGCATTGATGCAGCGGAAGTGCCTCGATAGCCCCTTGCTGAACTCCCAGAAGTCACGCCCCAGTTGTTCCAAGTATAACCAGACGTTGCATAGGTTGGACCTGAACCAGTACCAAATATAACATCAAAGTAAGTGTTGTTAACGGATGGATGGAAGATGAAATCTATCTGGAACATTGCTGCGTCAGTATGAGTATCAAGACCAGTGAATGATACAGTTGTGTCTGACGAACAAACAGTGTGAGTGATAAGCTCTACGTTGGCTGCGGGAGCCGCTGCGCTAGTCCAAGCTGAACCGTTACTTGTTAGCAAGTTCCCTGATGTACCGGGAGCAACGTATGGATTAAACGTGCTTGTTAAAGCAGTGCCATTTAGCTCTGCACCTGTTGCAAGATTGACCACACCACTACCTGCTCCATCAAGACTAAGGTCTGTGTTCGATGTCGATGCAACAATGCTGTCTACTTCAAGAGTGCTCATATGATCACCAAGACCCCTTCAACGGTTAATGTTTTACTGCTTGCAATAGTCAAAGGACCAGTTGCTGATGCGTTCTCTGCTGATGTAATTGTCACGTTTGTGTTTAATTCAGCTTCGTTAATTCTAAAGATGTCGCCGGGGCTTGATCCAACCGTGCCATTTTCTCCTTTAAAATAGCCAGCACCGCCACCAATCTGCCCCCAAGCTGACCCATCATAGCCCTCAAATTGAGTTTCAGTTGAGTTGTATCGGAAGTAGCCTGTAGCTGGTGAGCCGTCACGTTGTGCTGTTGTGCCGACGGGGATGACAGCGGCCCCTGTTGTTGATGTCTTGGCTACAAGAGTTGCTAGAGATATAGATGCGGCTGAGTTCGCTGCGTTCGTCTCGCTTGTTGATGCTGCGGATGCAGAAGATGACGCCGCCGATGCGCTGCTAGATGCAGCGGATGCGCTGCTGGATGCTGCGGAAGCACTTGCAGAAGATTTGGCAGAATAGTGCTTGGCGCTGTATTCGCTGCCGTCAACAGTGTCGTCTTCTGCTGCGGTAGCCCACTCTTTGGCTGCGCCCTTGCCAGCAGTATCTGTGACCCCAGTCCCGCCTATCGCATACGCCTTGGAACTGTACTCAGAGCTTTCCACCACTCCGTCAGTTTTTGTTGCCCAGTTCTCGGCCAACGTTGACTGAGTAGTATCAATGTATGCAGAAACAATCTGGAAGTTTGTGCCGTCATAAATGGCAATAACCTTTTGGCCGTTGACAATATCCCCGGCGTCCATCGCGTCAGTGACGTTCT